ATGTTTTCACTTCATTGGTGAACTCATCGTAGCCATAATCGGCGGTTAGCTTTTGCCAAACCCACATGCAGATTGTTCATCGGTGCAAAAGTAGAAGTAGTCCATGCTAATGGCCTGGCCCACTTCAAGCTCAAGGATATTCTTGAGGGTCTCTTTACCATCTGAGGCGTCCAGAATGCTGGCTTCTAGGGTGCCGTAAATATAGTCGCCTCGGGCCGCAGCTCGGTAAGCACGCTCAGCTTTTAAAGAAAAACTCTGCATCGCATTATTGACGATCGTATGGGTAATGCGGGTGTCGGTAAAAATCGAATCAATCACATTCTTTTGTCGTAAATCGGGTATTTGCGAATCGCCTATAACCCGAGTTATCTCGGTACCGACATACGTTTTTTTCTTACCGCTAAAAATTCCCATACGTGTGCCTTTTTTGCCTGAATACAAAGAAAGGGGCCGTAGCCCCTTTCTTATTGCGTGAATAAATCACTACTGCTTATGTTGGTGGTGTCTGCCTGATCCCATCCAGCAGCATACTAATGGCTTCACCAACTTTTTCGTCTCCTAGATTATTACCGGTATCAACACCGTCAGCACTGCCGGCGATGGTGGTACTGTCCATCGTTTTACGGACGTTCCAAGTATCGACCATTAGCTTGGCAGCTTTCTGCTCAGCGTCCCGGACGTACCCGTTTTTCTGGCCATCGTACAAGGCGATCTGCTTGCCTATAACACTGTTTTCACTAATACCTGCACCTGTCGTCTGGGCTTGCTCAGTAACCTTTTTCTGGCTTAGTAAAGCGGTCTCTGAAATGGTCTTGAGCTTCTGCTCATTGATCAGGTCAAACTCAGCACTGAGCTTGCACTCTTGGGCGGTCAGTACCGTACCCTCGATAATGGCGTTAGCCGTTTGCTGCTCAGTCATTGAAGTCTGGGCCTCAATCTGAGTTTTCTGTGCAGTTTGAGTTTCTACTTGCGAATCAATCAATTCACCCTGCTTGGGGATATTCAACCCTTCGGCAGTTAGGTTTGCGGTTTGAATTTCAATGCGGCTATTTTCAGATGCCAAATTCAGTTTTTGTTGTATTTGTACTGCGTTTTGTGAATCAATCAATTCACCTTGTTTAGGTACGTTTAAAGTCTCGGCTGATATTTGATCTGTCTGAGCAACTGTTAGGTTATTTTCAGTTACCAAATTTACTGCTTGCTGTTCTTTTACAGTTATTTCGGCATCAATTGCCGCACCCTGTTTAGGGATATTGAGTGCTTCTGCAATCAGGTTTTCTGACTGTTGCTCTGTTAACGTGGTCTGTGCCTCTGTCGCCAACTTATCAGCCAGCATGTTGATCTTCTGTTGTTCTTGGACCTTTACCTGCTCGTCTATTAGGTCACCCTGTTTAGGGATGTTGAGTGCTTCTGCAATCAGGTTTTCTGTCTGTTGTTCAGCCATGGCCGTTTGAGCCACAATCTGGTCACGCGTTGCCACCAGGTTTTGTGTCTGCTCTGCGATTTGAAGCTGGTTCAGTGCTTCAGATTCAATTTGCTTCTCAATCAACTGGGCCTGTAGGTCCACCTGTTGCTGTTGCAAAAGGAATTGCAATGATTGGCTCATCACAGACTGCATGGCCCCGAGGTAGACCGTGGCATACTCAGAACCTTTGATACGGTTCTTTTGGTACTCTACCTGGATGTGGGCATTGGTGGCTTTCATTAGCCCGTCGAAGACGCCAGTCCCGTCTACAACACCTGTCGTCAGGTCGGTTACCGTAATTGCTGTCATAAATCTACCTCACTTTTCCAGTGTATTAAGTGGTGGCTGCTGTGCCTTTCGCCATAGCCTGACGTTGAGCCAATTCTTTCAACTCGTCAGCAGTCAGCGGCTCAAGCTCCACAACACTGAACTCACGGATCAATTTACCTTCTTTGATGGGTCGGCCTTTCGGACCTTTTCGTGTGGTAAAGATTTGGCACTGGGCCTGCTTGATCATATCGAAAATGATGCGGGGCACATGCCATTCAGTATCAAAAGGTACAACTTTACGGAAGGTACCAACGATGCCGTTACCGGCCATAAAAAGCTGGTTGTCGTAATCCCGTTTATGCGGGTTCATGCACGTAATTTGGACGCGAACTTGTTTTGACGCTTCACGCTTCATACGAAGGCGAAAGGCGGTTTTACTTTCAGGCTCGTCTTCAGTTTCTGTCTTGTTAAGCTCAATATCTGGTGTAGTAGCGGCCGCCACTTTTTCAAGCAACTTACCCAGGCCAATGCTCGGGTGATATGCAACGCCAATCGTATCGGCATGCGTCTTCAACTCTTCCAATTCGTTTGGGACAGTAGGCTCTTGTGTAGTCGTAACGTCGGTCATCTAATTGGCTCCAAACTTCAAAATAAAGGCTAAGGGGCGGCGAACCACCCCTTAGTAATCAACTACCTACTACTTACAGAACAGCGGCGGTTTTAATCATCGCAATACGCTCTGCACGCTCAAGCAAGAAGCCGTAGAACCATTTGATGGACATGAAGCCTGTCTCACCATAAGGGTCCATGGCATAGCTTGCTTCTGAGCCCGGCTTGCTGTGTTTGATCTTGAACTTCACGGTCTTACCATCGGTCTGAAACCAATAGTAGAAAAGGAAGCATCACCAACCACCAGCATCGGAAACAACGTCGTAGGCATTGCCAGTTTCGTAATGAGTTGAGGTATCTGATGCGTTAGCACCAGCGCCTGCGAACTTCATCATTTCGGGAACGACCACAATACGGAAGTAACCAACAGTACCGATTTCACCGTTCAGAATAGTGCCGCCGGAGCCGTACTTCTGGACTGGGATAAAGGCTTGATTACCGTGCAGATCCGTCATGCCTTCGATAGTAGGTTGCAGCTCGGAACCAACGTACATAACGCGGCCGCCCGGAATAGTTTTGGTATCAACCAGGCGAGTACCGGTAATGACTTTGGTTTGCTTGGGAGTACGGTTCTGATCCAGGTCAATGGACAGTCGCAGCAAGTCGTCATACGTGACGATAGACGTGGCATCTACCGTATCATCAGAGCTTGCAGCACCGGCGTATTTAACAACGCCTGCTGACATCAACAGATCGATTTGCAAAAGGTCTTCGGTAATTTCACCGGCACCGTTGAGCATTTCGCGGTTGATGTGCATCAGCAAATCCGCATCACTGTCGAAGTCCATGGATTCCTGGGTGTATTCATCAAAGAAGCCAAACTTGGAAATGGAGCCTTCAATTTCCTTACGCTTGAAGCCCACACGGTTAACCCGGCCGCCAGATTCAGAGAGCACCGGCATCTTGCCTGGGATAGAACCTACGTCCTTGCTTGAGCCATACAGGTTACCGTCAACAAGTTCTGAACCGCCAGCGTCCAGGCCTTGATCGTTGTTGTTCTCGTCATCAAGCAAGGGCAGATACTGGTACATCTTCATGGTTTTACCCATGTGCTTAGGCATGGAGCGTACATTGGCCAGTTGGCCGAAATGCTGCTCACGACGCATCTCAATAAGAGCGCGTTTTTCATAAACATCAGTACGGATCTGAGTACCGACTTGCGACTCATCACCACCGGCTGGATCGTTATATTGTCTAGGCATAAAATTTCCTTACTTACATGAGTTGATCGTTGTACTGCTTTTCGTACTCTTCATCAGACATAGCCAACGGGTTAATGTCTGGAGCCTTAACAGCAGGTTTAGCTTTGGTGGAGCTTGCAGCTCGCTTCTTACTTTTCAGGGCCGGATTGTCGACGGCTTTTCGAGCGGAGGTGACTGTCTGCTTAGCAGGTGGCGCTGACTCTTGGCTTTCGCCAGTGGAGACAAACTTGCCTTGCTTGTGCATTGCATCGCCGGTTTGCGAATAAGCCTCGTAATCTGAAAGCCCTTTTAAGCGACCTAACGCACGTTCACGTTCAACCTCATTACTGACCTGCTCATAAATTCCACTAGCTACGTGGTCATTGATTACAGTTAGCACTTGGGGGTTGTTAGCGATCGTTTGCTTACTTGCTTCGTCCCACTTATTGCTGACAACGCCAATGGTTTTTGAATAGGTCGGTGAATCTGCAATAGATTCCAGCACCTCGTCCAGTTCCATCTCACGATCATCTACATTGTAAGTATTGGGCTTGTAGTCGCTGTCGGCATCGGTATCCACATCTAAGGGATCGACGCCGCTGTCTTTAATTAACTGCTTAATAGCACCTGGATCTTTCTTATGTAGATCGATCAGGTAATTCAATTTGCCTTCGTCCAGGAGACCATTATTCTCCAGAAGTTTTACGGTCTTCAAAGATGGCTTTAAACCTGCCATCTTCTTGTTGTAATTGGCGCCCATTTTCATGAGCTGCATGGCTTCGTCTGTATTCTTGACTTGCATTTCCTTACCGTTTGCACGGAAGGGAGCCAGCAATTTGTTGTATTCAGCTTCGTAATTAATGGGTTCGGCTTTCTCTTCGGTTGTATCAGCCTTGTCTGCTTCTTCACCAGGTTCAGTCTCGGCAGTCTTATCGGCTTCAGGGGCGCCCTCTTCAGCCTCACCCTCGCTTTCTGACTCGGCAGCTTCACCTTCTTCTTCTTCTGTTACATCCTCCGAGTCAGAGGCCTCTGCTGTCGCGCCGGCCTCATCCTCGTCGGTATCCGTGTCTTCTTCCTGGTCAGCTTCTGGGTCGTCGTTTTCAACAGCATCAGCTTCGGGCTCAACAATTTCTTCAGCTTCAAAAGCATTCGGGTCCAGCTTTTCAAACTCGCCGTCAGACATACCCAGTGGAGAAGTATCTTGCTCTTGGTTATTGTCTTGAGTTGATTCTGGCATTAGTCAGCTTCCTCGTTACGCAACTCTTCAAGTGACAACTCACACTCAACAATGGCTTCTTTTGCCATAGTGGCTTTGTGTTCAATTACGGTGAAGAACTGAGCCAATGAACCAATAGCGTCGATGTCCCGGATAATGCTTGCCTGGTCTGTAGCAGCCTGCATTCCTGGGGTAGATTTCAGATGAACAAGCCGCACTGCTTCTTTAGAGAAGTAGCCGTCAACAATGATTCGCTTAAAATATTTGTTATTTTTAAGTTGAGCGAGATCCTTACTAAGGTCCACAAACTCTTTGGCTTCTTTCATGTTCAATTCAATATCGTGTACTTCGCTATGGCTCATAATGATCCCTGATAAGTGGTTAATGTATTACTGTCATCTACCTTGTAATAAATGACAGTAATACAATTTGAATTATTTATCCAAATTTTTAACTACCTCTATTTAAGTAACTTTTTAATTCTTTACGGTCTTCATCCTGTTTATCCAGTTCGTGATCCAGTAGTTTTAGTTTTCCCTGGCTACGGGCCTGTTCACCACTCTTCTGTAAATCACGTTCTTGGGTAACACCGGATTCCTGCTCGACGTAATCAAGATTCTTTTTATCGGTATCACTTTGTAGGTTCTCTGCCTTAGCACCGGTTTCCTGGGCTTTGCTCATATCAAGCCGAGCTTCGGCATTGTTTTCAACTGCCTTAGATTTTGTTTCTTCGATCTGAGCGCGTAACAGTTCAATCTCAAGTTTCTGCTTCTCTTCTTCAAAGGGATCAGGCTTGGGCTCGTACTCTTCGAGTTCTTTAACCAGGTCTGGCATTTTGCGAAGGCGGGCAATGTTGATCAGGATCTTGAGCACGATGCTGAAGTCCACTTTATTGCCCAGGGTTTGTAGCATGAAGGCCATCTCTTTGGCCTTGTTGTCATCTTCCTCAGCGGTTGAGATCGACAGCTTCAGGTCGTACTCTCCGGCCAAGTCATCACGACGAATAGCAACAAACTCATCGTTGGTAATTCGTACAACCTCTTCCTCGTCCAGGAACTCGGCATTCATGCTGATGAACTTGCGACCAATTTCAACGATGCCGGCAGACAGGCGCCGTAGAATGCCCAACTCACGCTTGGAAGCGGCGTCCAAAGCACCGCGTACACCGGCCGCTACATCGCCCATGGCCTCGCCTGAAACGCCCTGACTGAACGACTGGACGCCTGTGAGAGAGTCAGCTTCCTGGTTCTGCTGCTGCAACATGAACTGTGCAGAGTTGGGAATCTCCGGGTAGGTGTGCATGAACATACCCAGCCGTGGATCAACGTTGCCGTTGTACTCATAGTCTTGGCCGTTGCGGAATCGGCGCTTGTTAACCGCATCCAGAGCGTCCTTACGGGTACCAACCTGACCGTTGGCAGAGCGACCCATAATGTCGATCATGCCTCTCATGGTGGCGCCCAGAATCTTCTGGTTGTCTTCCAACAGGGCACCGTCCGGCTCGCCGTGGATCGCTTTACGTTTTGGTAGGTATTGAACAATGACAAACGGCAGCTTCTGGTCCGGGAAGGGGTTCTCCTCCATACGGATCATCGTGTCGCCTACCCAGGCAGCCACAATCGGCTTGACGATGCCCGAGCCATCAATGTCCCAGAAGCCCCAGTATTCGTGGACCACCATCTTTTGGCGGGGCTTGTCGGCAAAGGTGAAGTTGCTTTCGTTATCTGTGGCATGGTCTGACTGAGCCAGGGGTGATGCGTTGCTCACAACAATCCTGTCCAGGTTTTTGTATTTACCGTCTTTTTTCAGTTGCGAAAGCGACGACTCAAAGCTGTAGATAACAAAGCCCGCTTTATCGATGTCACCGTTACAAGTGGGATCGATAATCACATTGCGGAAGTCGCAGACTTCCGCTGTTGGGTAGTTCTTCAAAGTACGGGTCAGCTCTTTTTTGCTTGAGCCAACAAGAACAGCCTGAATGGGTTCCCCAGAAGCTATCGCCGTTTCATGGGCTTCTTGCAGTTCGTCCGGGACTTCAGAATAGTACTCACCCGGGTTTTCCTTTTTCATCTGAGCCAATTCTGCGTGTAATGGCGCATACTCAGGATTAACCACAAACTCGTAGTCGTCAGTTACTTCTTCGTATTTTTCTTCTTCAAATTCCCAACCAAC